AATGGCCCTTAATAGGGACATTTGTACCAAGCTTAAGCTCAGGAGTATAGAACTCCATAGCTCTTAACATATCCTCGGCTTTCTTTCTCCATTTTGTCAAGCCCTTTGTAGGATCTGGCGGGAACTCCATGAGATCGTATTTCTGTTCAAGGTATTTTGAGAACTCTTTGTTGATTTTGTCGCCAAGCTCTGCAAGTTCACCGTCTTTTACAACAAATCCACCAATGGTAGGCTTAAGACTAAGCTCAATATTGGCTTTCTTCTTTACAAGATCATCAATATCCTTCTGAAGTTCACGTCTTGTCTTGTCATCAATAGCAAGCTTAAGATTATGTTTCTTCTCGTTGATCTTATCCTCAAGATCCTGTATAGAACCCTCTGGTATCTCAGGTTCAAGACCAAGTTCTATCTTCTTTTTTCTGATACGTTCCTCAAGCTTTTTAACTTCTGACAAGAACTGAGACTTGTTCATATCAACCTTCCATCCCTTACGGTAATCATCTTTGAGTTTGGAAAGTGCTGCTTCCATTTCTGCAAGAGATCCTGGTGCAAATTCAGGTTCTACAGTAGACTTGTTATTTTTTGTATTTTTTGTTGTTGTATTGGAAGTGGTTTTTACACCAGCAGACTTTAGTATAGCATTTGCCTCTTTCTGACTTGATACTTCAGCCTCAGTCAATCCCTTGATTTCTTGTGTAAGATTATCGGTAAGACCTATTCTTTCCCTGAGTTTATTATTATATTCCTCTGCACCCTTATCTGTGAAGCTGGTTATAGTTAAAGCATCATTCACGTTGAACTGACCGCCGTTTGCAGTAGTTCCATGACCGTTATTGTCTCTATATACACCTGATGGTTGATACCATTTTGGAACTTCATCACCAGCACTTACTTTCTGCTTGTCATATTCAAGTTCCTTCTGTATTACATCCTTATATTTCTCAACAGCAAGTGCAGCATATGCAGCAGCCTTTGCTCTTAACATGAATGCTTCTACAACCTTTGATGTCTGTGTTTCAAGGAAATTCTCAGCGTCACCAACATTGTTTATCTCTACACCAAGTTTTTTAAAGGCTTCCTTATTATCCTCAATCCATTGTTTTTTCTCGTGTTCAGACTTAAGATTAGACCATTCTGCTTTAAGCTTTGAATATGTTGACAGAAGTGTAGAACCTGAACTTGCAGCAGTTTCTTTGAATGACTTCCATTCCTCTTCAGCAGCTTTTGCTGCTTCCTGTGCTTTCTTCTCAGCTTCAGTAGCTTCATTAGTCTTCCTGGTGAAAGCATATATAGCAGCACCTACACCAAGAATCGCTGTTGCTAAGAGTACATAAGGATTAGCCTTTGCAACTAGGTTAAATGCTGCTTGTGCGACTGTAGCAGCCTTTGTTGCAATTACTCCCCTACCTTCAGCAGCAGTTTTTATACTAATTGCAGCAGCAACAGCACCTTCCTGTATCTTTCTGACTTTAGCAATTGAATGAGCAAATGTTTCTTGTGCGTTTGCTATCTTCAATACAGCATTATAAGTTGTCTGTACAGCCATTACGGTAGCAATTGCATCCTTAAGTGCCTTATCGTCACCTGTAACCTTTGCTATAATTGATGCATGTGCTGAAAGCAAGTCACCAGTAACACCAAGAAGTTCACCAAATGCTGAAAGATTTGGTGTATCTGAAGCCATTGCTGTAATCTCTGTATTAACGTCACCTATTGTATCCTTCAAATCGCCAGCTTTTGATCTAAGCTGATCCATCTTTTGAGCAAGTTCCTGACCTTGCGCTGATGCTTTCTCAGCAGCAGACATAGCCCTGTACTGTGCAGTAAGCTGGATTAACTCATTTGTAGTTAATCTCAGTTCCTTCTTCAGAGTTCCATTTGGCTTTACATCACCAACGGAAGACATGCTGTTCTTCATCTCCTGGAGTTCAGCCTTAGCAGCAGCCATAGTCTCGGACATGGATTGACCAAATGATGAGGCTCTTGTTTCATTATTCAGTGCAGCCCACTGTTCCTTCAGCTCCTTCACAGAATTAGCAAGCTCTTTCTGGGACTGTTTGGTAGAAAGTGATCCTTCAGCAACCTTCTGAAGACTGTTTATGACATTCTCATAAGCCTGTACCTGTTCTTTGGTAACAGATGAGTTTTCATCTGAAGCATTTGAGGCTTCATTCTGTGCCTTTATGTAGTCCTGTAGTGTAGCCTTAGCCTGGTTTATTCCAGAAACAAGCTTAGAAGTATCAGCACCTATTTGTACGCTTAAATTTGGCATATTTAATTCTCAATTGTATTTTTAATGTATGTTGATAGTATCTGATTTCCGTTTCTAAGTCCGTCATCAACAGCCTCATTAGCCTTGATAAAGCCTTTGTTGCCCCTGCTATTCTTACGGTATGTAGTGGATCCGACAAAGAACCTTGCTTTCCATGTACCGTCATTCTGTTTGGGACCAAATGAGTGTATCTTTACCTTGCTGTTTGACAGTTTACCAACCATGATGCCTTCAGCCATCCTGTAGTAGTCCTTTGTGGCATATTTATATTGCGTGATGTCTCTCTTGAACTGTTCACGCATCTCATCCCTTATCTTGAATGCAGCAGCAAGTACAGCTCTGTCAACTTTTTTCAAAATCTCTTCTGATGCTGTTGAAAGATCCCTCTCAGAAAATATCAGTCTATGTTTTGGCATCTATGTCTTCCCATTTTACGTTTTCAAAATTCTTTGACAGTTCCTCAAGCCTCTTGATGTCTGCGTTAGACATTTCTATAATGTGATCCTCGTGCATGAAGTTGCTCATATCTTCCCACTTGAACTTGAGTATGTCCTGTTGTGTCAGCTTCTTCTTTGAGTTTACCTGAGCTACCACATATGCGTTCACCCTGGCTGTTTCCCACAAAGCCCTGTCAGTATAAGGTATGTTCTCTATCATGTCGTTTATCTCCCATGTCTGCATCTCATCCATGAAATACTGTATACTACAGAGTCTGAACTGGTACACTAATATGTTCATCAGGTAGTGGAAGGTGAGATCGGGTATCTGACCGTCACCTTCCCCTGTTAGTTTTTTGAGAAATCAGAGTTTGTATTTGCGTTTGCTGTTATCCACTCAGAGAACTCAGTCATTATCTCTGGATGTTCATCAAGATAGTCAATAAACTGATCAAACTTGAATGAATAGTCCTTTGATGAGCTTACAATGATACAGTACATGAATGTGATTATGTCTGTAAGTGTCTGAGGATTGAATGACTTCTGCACCATGTTCTCATACATGATCATTGCTCTGATTGTGTACTTTAATTCAATGTTCTTTTTACCAATTTTGATTTTCATTGTTGTTTATCTGTTAGTTTTAAAATTAAAGGGCAGTAGTGCTATATCTACTGCCCTTCCTTATCAGGCTCATAGCCTTTTAAGTATTTATCCGTTAAAAACTCTGACTTAACAATTATCCGTTGCTAGCGTCAATAGTAACCTTCTGAATCTTACCCACACCTGTCAGAGTAATGTTGTAAGTAGCATTCTCGCCGTTGTTAGCGTTAGCTACAAGGCTGGTAATCAATGCCTTACCCTGATAGAATGTATTCTGAGAAGTCCAGTATGGAAGTGCCATGTTGCCATCAGCAGGAGTCATATCTGGATCATCAGGAGTCTGCTTCAGACCAAATCTGATTGTGATAGGAGTACCAGCAGTCATTGTCTGGAACATGCTGTCATAGTCAGCTGAAGTGTAAAGGTTCTCAGAAGTGATTTCCCATGTAACACGGCTAACCTCAGAAGCTCCCCAAACACCATGATCCTTAGACGTAACGTCTGAAGTCTCAGCAGTCATTGTGAAAACATGGTTTGTTGCATAAGCATAGCTGTGACCGTCATTGTTGAAAAGCATCAAGTCACGACCTTTAATTATAGTAGGTGCTGCCATTTTATCTTAAATGTTAATTTTTTGAATTTTAAATTGGAACTGCATACGCTGTACATATGCGTTATCGTTAAACTCTTCAGTTGCAAGTATGATTATACCGTCATTTATCTCAATATCATCAAACGTAACTGATTGTCTCTCAAATATTTTCCTTATCTTCTGTGCAAGATCAATACCAACAACATACTTGTCACTGACTACTATGATCTCAACCGTAACAACATCCTCATGTATACCATCCTTGCTGTTGGAACTCTGTAGGTTCAATCGTCTATATATGATGAAAGGATACTTAGCGTTGTTATCAGCAACAAGTGGATAGCACTTGCATGTGATACCGCTTTTCTCATTTGTCAGAGATCCATAGATGTATTTTCCTATATTCAGTGTGTTAAGCATTAATCGTTTATCAGTTCAGTTTTGATCGTCTGGTTCATCTGCACCCTGTCTGGCTCTATATTGAGTATCCTGTAGAACTTACCGTTCCAGAGTATACGGTCTAACTCATTTATTGGCACATATTGCCTTATTTGGAATGTCTTTGAGTGTGTGAATAATATCTCATCATTTGATACTACCCTGGATCCACCGTCATGAACAAGTCTTGCTCTTGTCTGGTATGTCTTGATCCAATCCTCAACTTCCTCACCATAATCATTAACAGTCAACTGTTTAGACCAAATCTCTATCTGTTCTGTCAATAACCCTGCTCTCATATACTTTATATGTTTGCATTTTCATAGTTACGGTATAGAGAGAGAATGTATGTCAGTGAATTTGGAACCTCAACAGCACCAGTGTATGCAACAGACTCCCTGTTATTGTAAAGATTTGCAATGAAAAGTAACATGGCTTGAAGAAGAGGCTTTGGAACCTCTCCTTCTTCACCAATAATATCCTCAAGAGTCCTATCAATGTGCTTCTCGACAATAGCCTCAGCAACTTCCTCAAGCTGCATGATGTAGTTGTCGTCATCATTGAAAGATGAGTCAATATTGAGATGATTCTTTATGGTCTCTAAATCTATAAGCATTGATAGGTTGATTTTCTTTTAAAATTAGCGAGTCTTACCAAAGATGAATGCCTCTGGACGTAATTTCTTAGCGTCAAAGTAAGCATTAACCACAAGACGTACACATCCGTTCACAGCCTGAGTGTATTCATCAACAGTGATGTCAATGTCACCCCAAGAAGCAACTGCAAGGTTCTCAAAGTTACCGTAAGCGTAGTAACCTGCGCCCTCAACGTTGGAAGTAACAACAGCAGGAGTACCGTCGATCTCTCCACCTTCCATTACAAGTTGAGTGTTCTTAGTTGACTTAGGCATAGCTCTCAAGTCAGCCTTAGCACCTGTAGAAAGCAGATACTTCATGTCACCGTATACGTTGTTGCTCTCAACCTTAGCCTCAAGGTCAACAACTGCCTTGAATGTAGAAGCGTCAAATATTGAGCTGTCATAGAAGATACCAGCAGGCTTTGTAGCGTCACCAGCGTCATCAGAGAAGATAGTAGCCTCCAACTTGTCGTTGATAGCGTTTACAATATCTCTGCGGATAGCGTTCTCAACACCAATGGTATCCTGGTTCAAAAGCTGCTTAGAGATGTCCACATAAGCAGTAAGTCTCTTAGGCTGCAACAGAACAGCACTGAATGCGTTGCCACCAGCAGAAGCAGCTGCAACTTCACCAGCCCATCCTACAGTACCCTTACCCATCACAGGAACCTGAATATCTCCCTGTGGAAGACCTGTGTACCACTTAACACCAAGCTCTGCAAGTACAGACTTAGCATACAGAGGCTCAAGAATACCCTGAATCTCAGTCTCAACAACTTCATCGTGAACACCGTTGTCACCAGTAACCTGGATAGCTCTCTTCTCGGTATCAGCGTTTATCTTGAAGTTCTTTGTTCCGTTAGCAATTGCGGAACGGATTTCCTTAACAATTGATTTTCTCATTTTATTTGTTTTGTTTCTTTTAGATTTTAACTCTTCCTCATCCTTGATAACTTCTTCCTCTGCCAAGGTCTCTTCTTCATCATTCTCTGCCTTGACTTCCTCGGATTCATCAAGAGTTGGAACTTCATAAGCTTCAAGCTTCTTCTTAAGCTCGTCCAGCTGCCCTTTAAGAGAAGCGATCTCAGCTTTAGCTGCATCAAACTCAGCCTGTTCATCATCGGTCATCTCTCTGATTTCCTTTTTACAGGTATCTACAATCTCCTTGCATCTTTTAAGCAAAGTAGCTTGTTTATCCTTAAGTTCTACTGAATTAAGTTTCTTCATTTTTTATGTTAAATTAAATTTTATATTGATCCAATTCTTTGATCATACCATCTAACATAGTATTTATCTCGTTTGAACGATCCATGATTTCCTTGCTTCTCTTTATGCAAGAGCTGTCAAGATAAGCTGGCTCATAGACAGGAGAGATGTCATACAATCTGTCTATTTTTGTGATAGTACGTCTAAGCTGTTCACCGTCTCTGTAGAACCTTGCACCAGTACCGTCAGAAGGTAAGGAGAATGCAAATGAGCTGTGCTGAATCTCACCTCTCTTTATGTGCTCAAGTAACTCATCACCTATTGCTGTGTGAGGTACTTCAAACTCATAGTAGAGACCGTCATCACGTAATTCAATTGCAAGTGATCCTTCACCGTATCTGGAACGTGCAAGCACTGTGTTCTCGTCATGGTTGAATCTTGCAAAGATGTCACTGTTCATGATAGTATCCTCAGTTATAGCACCCTTCTCTATACGTTCAATCCATCCAATATCCTGTGAATCAACGTCAAACTTCATTGCATAACCGCATACTATGCGTGAATCTGGTGTATCACCTTCTAATGATCTAAGATGGATCTCGTTCTGGTTTGAATAGAATTTAGCTTTTTCCATCTTCTTGTATTGTTAAATTTTGTGAACTGTCTGTTGTTTCATCACCATTAACAGTATTCTGCTTGATGTCTGAGTATGCTACACGTATCTTGTCACCACCTTCAACTGGCTGGAGATCCAGATATGTTCTAGCCTCGTTAGCTGTAAGTATACCAGAGGTAACAAGCTTTGAAAGATACTCTGATGTAGACTTCATGTCACCCTTCAGCAAGAATTTCTCATCAATGTCTATTGTGATATAGCCTTGCTCTGATGGTTTAACAAGCTTACGGTTGAACTCTTCCTCTATCATTGTGATATAAGGCTGTAGAGTATGGAATATGAACTCAATGTTGGCATATTCAATAGAAGAGAACGTTGCACCCTGGTTATCACCCAACAGTATAGGGTTCATGTTGAAATAACGTGCAATCTCAGCCACATTGAACTGTCTAGCCTCGATCATCTGTGAATCGTTGGCATTACTTGACAGCTGCTGATAGCTCATGTCATCATCAAGTATTACAAGACCAGATCCCTTTCCTGAGTGAGTATCCTGGAATGCCTGTCTAGCCTGTTCCTTTGCACCACGTCTTGATCCCTTAATCGTTAACGCACCCTGTAATGCACAACCAGAGCTGTAATACTTTGATGCTGCCTTATCTGTAGCCTGTGCAAGTTTCAGTACTGCATCTGCATAAGCTGAAAGTGCTACACCATGTATACCGTCATTACTGTTCTTGTAAAAATGTATTACATTTATAGGCTCAATTCTTGACTTCTTGTTAATAAATCCGATCTGATAATAAAGTTCCTGTTTGCTCTTGTTGTAATAGACGTTGACAGTACCGTTCTCACAATAGATGATATTAATAGGTGTACCGTCACCAGCCCTTTCAATGTAAGCATATGCATTACCGTACAAAATAACGTCCTTTATCATATTCTTCATAAAGGTGAACTTGGTAATGAGCATATCCTTGAATAAGAAGTTAAGATTATGGGACTTGTCTATTACGTTCTGATTCTTAACAAGAATAGGAAGCTGTGCCACTGAATTACAGATAAGCTCTGTAGCACTGAAGAATGCGGATAATGATGTAGCAGCACCATTAAGTGTATAGCCTCGGAATAACACTGATGTTGCAGCTGGATCATTGGGTTGAACTGTCTGTGGTTGAGTTACAACCTCGTTGTCTCGTTTCTCTTTTTTTGTAAACCAACTCATATATAATATTTATCTTAGTTTTAGACTGATAGAACCTGACCGTCAGACACTCCGTTCATATGTTTGTCAAGATAACCTCCAAGTGCCTCAAGCATAGCTATGACAGGATCGATCTTCTTTGTGTTAGTGCCGTTCCTGTCTGTCTTTCTGTTGGATGATCCTCCCTTAATAGGCTTGGTATTGCCGTTAATGTCTGTCTTTATCTCTACATTGTTGAAACACCACCTTACCAGAGGATTATAGTCAATGATAACCTTACCAGATCTGACAAGCATCTCAAACGTCTTTGTAGGCTTGTTGAAGTTACCGACTGTCTGTGAGTAACCCTTGATAGGCAATCCCTCAGCATAAGCGTCAGCAGCCCATGATGAAGCGTTCCACTCATCATATGCAACATTCTGTAAGTATGTCTTGTTATAGATGTCTATCTGGTCTTTCAGTATCTGATCATAGTCCACAACATTACCTGGAGTACAGTCAAGGAATCCCTGTCTGTACCATAGCCTGTACAGCTCTTCATTTGTATTCTCTGCAAGGTTGTCAACAGGAAGATACACATAAGGCTTGAAAACGTACTTGTCAGGATATATTGCCCTTTCTGGGTTAGGCGGGAACATTATGGCTGATGCAGTAATATCGGATACGGATGAAAGGTCTACACCCATATAGCAGTCCTCATCTATGAAGTTGTCAACATCAACCTTATGCCAAACATCCTTCAGGTACTTGTCAGGTATCCATACGTTCTTTGACTGACAGAATATGTTGAAGTTCTTTGTCTTTACACCTGTCTCTAATGAAGGGTTATTCTTGACTGACTGAACCTGATCCCTCAGATAGTCAATCTGTACTGTCTGTCCAAGAGAAGGTGAACACTTGATCCAGTTGGACTCATCCAGCCAGTCATCATCCTCATCAAGCTCGTATATTGCACTAAACTGTGTATCATCAACCTTGTTACCCTTCAGTATGTCCATACAAGTAAGCCTGTGCTCATAGCAAGGGTATCCGTTGAGAAGGAAACCAGCTGATGTAATGATTATTGACAAAGGCTGGGATCGCATGCCCTGGCTCGATTTGAGGACATTGTACAGATCCCATGATCTTGCAGCATGGAACTCATCAAGTATAAAGCATGAGGCATTGTAACCGTCATTACCCATAGCGTCTGAAGACAGTACCTGTATAATGGATTTGGTTTTTGGTATGTTGATGGTATCCCTGTATCTCTTGAATATCTTCTTGTCCTTGTCAACTGACTCGCAGAAATTGGATGACTGCTTGAAAGCTATCTTTGCCTGATGCCTTGAGTTTGCAACAAGATCGATCTCTGCACCTGGCTCATTGTCTGCTATCGCACATAGTATGCCTATTGCAGCTGCCGTTGCAGTCTTACCCCCTTTCCTCGATACCATAATGAAAGCATTCTTTGTAACCCTGTAGCCAGTGGACTTCCACTTGAAACCAAATATGGAAGCTATGCACCACTGCTGCCAGGGCAATAGTATGAATGACTTTCCGTTGTGGATACCAGTGGAGTGCTTGAGCCTCGCTACAACCCTTATTTTCCTCTGTACGTCCTCATCATCAAAGTACATATCAGATCTGTTCATGAAAGCCTTGTAACGCTCACAGGCTAAGTATATGGCTTCACATGACTTGATCCTTCCAGTCAGAATGTCATCAACATATTGGTTATATGTATACTCTATCTCCATTATGATATAAGTTCATCCATTCCGTCCTGATCATCAAATCCGCCAATCTGCTTTATCTTTGACTTGGACATAAGATTCAAACCAAATGAGTTTAGAAGTTTCAGTAAGTTAGCCTGTGCCTGATTGTTGACAGCTACGGATGGATTTCTTGCAAGCCTTCCCCTTGAATCAGCTTTCTCAATACCGTTCTTGAGAAGATCATCCTTGCATTCCTGTATGAGCTGATAATTGAACGCTATCAGATCAAGTGACGCTATCCACTCTTCATCAATCTTACCGTACTGTTCCTCAAGTCTCTTGTATAACGCTGTCATGTATTTTTTCACTCTCTCATCATAGTCAGCGTACTCAATGTTAACTCTGTCTATCGTCTTCATTTTGTTATAATTTTGTTTTCTGTTTTTGTTTGTCTTAGTATTTATTTCAGGCTTTCCAGACTTTTGAAAAATTATTCAGTCGGATTGTTAAATTATAAAGTTTACTGTTAATAAGTGTGAATAGTATATGATAAGAATGTTTGAAGAAGATCGATCAGAGAGAAGAGATCGGAATCAATCAGAAAATAATCTCACTGAAATTAAAAATGCACAAACTGAATAAAATGTGCAGTATTTTTTCCAGATTTTGTGAAAATACTGCACAAAACAGCTAAAATGTGCGTAAAATCCAGGGTAGCTGGAACCTGACTTTTGTGTGAAGAAGAGCAAGGGCGGTATCTAACCCTCTGATAGCTAAGGACTTGGGTGCGGGGATTGTTAAAAAAATGTTAAAAAATAAATTGCATAATTATGCAAAAGAAAATGAATAAGTATGCAATTTTTATTTTATATCGAGGTCATGCCTGATGTTCTTGATAAGATTTGGATCCTTATGGATAGCATGGTGACAAGAGTCGCACAGGCTTACAAGGTTATCCTCATCGGTAAACATCTTCCATTTCTCAGTATCATCTGTTCCTTTCAGAAAAGGTATGACATGGTGAACGTCAGTAGCCAACTCTCCACATAACATACAGAACGGATGTTTTCTTAGGAAATAGCTCCTTAAGTTAATCCAGGTAGTTGTGTTGTAGAACTCTCTGGATTTATTATTATGAATGTAAGGAGTAGGTTTGACTTTGATTCTATCCTTTGGAACGTAAGGCATTTTATTCTAGATTTGTTTTGTTATGATATGGATTAGTAAGTAAGGATCGATCCTTGTATAAATCTTTAGAATATAATTGATTCATTTTAAGTACAAAGGATCGATCCTTGTATAGATTATTCTTTATTATATGAACATTGATTCAAAGCTATCCTGATTATTGCTGCTTATCATTCTTACATCTATGTCTTTAGTATAGTTATGTATTCCTAGAAAGTCTGTAGTTATTCCATCAAGAGTAAGTTTGTTTTTCAATTCATTTAATTCTTCTTGTTTACTTCTCTTTTTCTTCTGAGTAATTTCAGAGTCATCCTTTATAATATCTTTTATTTCTATCTTATCTTCATATATACTATCTATATTTGCACAAGAAGGACAGTCTTTATAAGTTATTTCTTTTTCATATATACTATCTATATTTGCACAAGAAGGACAGTTTCTTTTTTCAACATTCAGTTTATCTTCATATATACTATCTATATTTGCACAAGAAGGACAGTCTTCTTTTTTGTCCTGTAATATACTATCTATATTTGCACAAGAAGGACACTTTCCTTTTTTCTCATTCAATAGTCTGCTTATTCTGTCTTTGCTTATATTTAAATTTTTCTCTTTGAATATCTCTAAATTCTGTCTTACGCTTTTCTTTGTATCAATAAGTTTCTTTGCTTCTTCATCTGATATTGTATTCTTCTTTGGATTTGGATTAATATTATTTTCTTTGCAATAGTTGTATAATGATCTGATGCTTGTTTCTATTCCAGAAGTTTTAAGTATATTCTGATTTTCTTTTACAGTCAGATTTCTGTCATAGTATTTGTTTAGATTCTCTATTCTGATAATTCTGTACTTTCTGTTTGCGTCTGCTAATCCTTTGTATGTTCCTTTCTTTAGTATCATCTTCTGTTTCTTTATGTTTTTGCAGAATGAATTCTTTATATCTTCTATTGAAAGCATCATAACCTTATCTACGTTTGATATGATCCATTCTATATTAAGGTCTTGGTCTATCTCAAAAAATCTGTGAATATCATCATATGTGTTTACTGCTAAAGTATCTGCATCAATGCCTGGCATAATCAATCTTCTCAGGCACATTCTCTTGAACAGTTTCTTTCTTCTCTTGTTGCCATCCTTTACTTTGTTCTTATAATATGGTAGCTTGATAAAGTTGTCATCAGTGTACTGGTATTGTATTCCGTTCTCTGATACAAGCCATTGATCCTTTTCAGTTCTATAGAACAATTTATAGTCTGAACGGTTGTAGTACATGAATTTATCATAGCCTTCAAACTTGAACCCTCTCAATAGACGTTTTATCTTTTCAGAGCATTTCTGTGTGTTATCCCTACACTTTATCACCTGTTCCATAGAAAGCGCACTAGGAGCCAATACAAAGGTTTTGGTTGATGGTTTCCAGTAGTATGTGTTATTCTTGTCTAATATTTGAAGTAACTTCAGGCATCCTATTATATTATCAAAATCAGGTGTTTTATAGAAGCAATAGTTAATGATGAAATCCTTCAATCCTTCACAGTTTATATTAAAGTCTTCAAGATCATATATATAATCGAGATGATCACCCTGATATACGACATCAGGTGCATTCTCATTTGTACCGTTGAAATACTGTGAACAATTCTGGTTACACTTATCCTCTATTATCTCTTTTGTATCATTCTCTATCATGTTATTGATACAATAGACGCAATATCTGAACATGTAAGGATTTTTGATAGGTGTATGATCATTATTGTTTCTTCTATTGAAGAAATAGATAAGTCTGAACCTTGCACCTTTATTCTCACCAGTTTTCTGATCGATCTGCTTGTTAGAATAAGTTGTATAGTATAATGTTGGTTTTTTTGAAAGCTTTTCAATAAATTCCTCTACATCGCTGTATGCAGTCTTGTCTATATCAATACATACAGCGTATGCACCTTTGAAATGCTTCTTAGCCTTGACTGATTTTGTTGTGTAATCCTTATCTTTATTGTAGTCAAAGATATTACACATAGAATGACCTTTCTTAAGAAGATCAAGGCATTCATTTGGAGTTACTTCTGTTTGCCTAAAATGTATTGTTGAATTTCCTTTGAACCCGTACTGTTTGCGTATCTCTACATTTTCTTTTGTATTTGTGCCAATCATTGCACCTGAAATAGTCTTATCTACAAAAGCTTCATCACTTACTGATACAGGTATCCTGTAATTTTTGTCTACGTTCATATTCGCATGAATAATTTTGTTTTATTGTGTTCCTGTTAGCAGAAACTGTACGGACTACTGCTTAGTGTTGTCACTAAGGTTCACAGCCTGTTTGAACTCCTGGTCATTAATAAACGTAATATTGCCAGCTTTCCATTCCCTGTCATAGTTACACCAGCCTAATTTACGTCTTAACTCCTTCCTTGAGTTGTACATTTTGTTTTCCGTTCTGTAATATAACATAATTGTTACGTTATCCTTTTAATATTTATGTTTTTCTGATCCTCAAATTTTGTTGTATTTTTTATAAGTCCAGCATTTGTATGCATTTTCCTCTGACTTATATCCCCATCCTTGGGCATCATCTACTATCTCACCTGTTGTACTGTCTCTTAAAATAAATCTCTGTTTTCCTTTCTCATTTACAAAAGTGTCAATTGTTACATCCATTATAGTATTGGTTTATTTTTAAGCTCTGCTGAAAGTGACCTCAGTTACTGTATTTGGATGATGCAGAAGCCACATGTCACCGTATCTCTTCTTGATCATTTTCTTCATCTTTCTCGGTATTCTACGTGTAACCTTGATATGGTTCTCAATGATATTGTCTTTCAACTCAACACTGTTACCTTCATTATCAGTTAAAATAACATCATACTTGTTATTATTAAATAATGAATCAAAGAGATCATCCTTTGTTGATTCAATCTCACAACTGCATGAGATTTCAAAACTATTACTCCATTCCATTTTTTACCTATATTATTATTTTACACTTCCAACCAGGGATTCTTATCATACACTGCCTGTATGAACGCATCATAGTTCTCATCATACTCTTTCTCACTTATCTTACCGTTCTTGAAATCGGTATAGATCTTGTGGAATGTACTATGATGACTCATAATATACTTCATGCAATGATAGTGGAACATACCAGAATAGGTGTAGTCAACACCCTTCTCTTTCATAATATCATAAAGCTGATATGGAGCATAAGACTTAACTTTGAATTTTTTTGCCATGCTTATTTCAGTTTGTTTTATTTTTTATATTTATCTTTTTGAAAATGCTGATTTTTTGCATTTTTTAAGATAAACCTGTTTTCATTTGCAATTATATAACTTTTTTTTGAGATGTGAAAATGATTTTAAGATTTTTTAAGGTTAAGCCAGGGATTAGCCTCTGTAATCTGGTCTGTAGTACAGTCTGGATTCTCTTTCACTATATAGATCAGACATGCATACATCATTGGATCGTATGGTAGGTTATCCTTGTCCTTTAATCTGTTGTAATTCAGCTGAACCCACTTTCTTTCCTTTAGTTCATCAAAATCATATGACTTACACCAATCCCTCCTGTAATCTTTTCTCTTCATATGTTTTCTGTTTCTTTTAGTATTTATATAAAAGAAAAAAGGATCTACTTTCACAAGCGGATCCTCCCAGAAATTTCATAAAAACAAACTATATCTATATTATATGAGCAAAAAACTTAAAGTCTAATAAATACAGAAAGAACAAATGTTCTTTAAAGGTTTCTGTTTTTCATAATTGTTTTTGGTGAAGTTGGAGTTCAGTATTCTTATTGGACTCCTTTTTCATTTGTTCTCTTAGCTTTACCGCTGTATATGAGTCATAACTGAATGTCACCAGTCCTTTATCTATATTCTCAAGTATAAATCTGAACGCTTGTGGGAATCCACATTTGAAGTGGAATACACCATTTTCATCAACATAAGCGTCAGTCATCTTATCCTTAACATCAGCCTTGAACTGATCAAGCAGTTCTTTCTGAGGAATTACATCATCTTCATACATCGGTATGAATGTTATATGGTCGCATCCTAACTTAGAATCCAGGTAATATAGGAATCTCCTACTCATTGCAAATATACATCTTTATTTTTAATAATGAAAACAAAAAAGTGTTAATTTTCTCATTTTTCATTTTAATAAATAATATAGAGCAAAAATAATCAAACTTAAAGTATGAGCGTAGCACATACATCTATATTATTATACACATTTATTTATGTTTTGAGTAAAATGGATCTTGATCCCAGGATCAAGCTCTATGCCAAATTGTATGCCGTTATGCTCACACTGAATTTCATAAAACAAACTATAATGAGCATTGACGTACAAAGAGGCTATAACAGAGCAAGAACTAAAGGACAGGTATGTGGCTAGTGAGTGCCTGAAGTATCTGTTGAATCGAGGAAAATTCAAGGTTAAGATAAAGCCAGCTGGTATTACATCACACATAGATTTAAGGTGTAAAATGGTGGATCAAGACAAGAATGAAACACCATTCTACGTTGAAATAAAAGAACGCTACAAGGATGAGGTAAAACTGGAAGAATATCCTTTTGCAGAGTTAAAGGTAGAAAAGTACAACCGTATGGATAACATTACACCAGAGAACACCTTTTTATATTATATGGTGCTGTTGAATGAACAGAAATGTATGATGTTCAATCTGTATGAGCTTGACTGGAGTAAAGTTAAGACAGTCATCTGGCACATCAAGAAAACACAGTATTGGGATCAATCTTATTACGTTGATACACCTGTATATATGATCCCATATGAAATGGCTGAGGCTGAATGTGACTGTACACAATATTATCAAGATTACTACCGTATGATCGGTAAATAAATATATTGCATAATTTAAATAGTTTTGTTTTTACATATTACTTAGGAGAAGCTGCTCGTGATGAGTCGCTTCTTTTTTATGTGATAAATAAAGTGACTACTTTTCTATTTTTTGCCATTGTAATTATATAGATTAAATCCTTTTTTTGTCTTTTTATGGTGCTGCTTGTGAAAGTCGCACCATTTTTTTGCTAGATAAATATAATGTAACTAAGCAATTGTTACTTTATTTTTTGCCATAGATATAGTTTTATTTTTACTTTAGTTGAAGAAGCTGCTCGTGATGAGTCGCTTCTTTTTTTTATGACGTAATGATA